CAGCTTACAATTCTGAATTATGGAATTCCACAACTAATGCGAATGATACTCAAACATTAAATACGGTTGCTGGAACTTCATCTGGTAGTACAACTACTGGGCTAGTTAGTTTGGCTTGTGCTTCATAACTGTTATAAATAGATGAGATATTAATAAAGCGAGGTGTAAATATGATAATTAATGAAGAAGTGATTGTTGAACGGAAAGAAACTTTACTTTCAGATTTGGAAATTGTTCGTTTAAGATTGCTAGAGTATGATAAGAAGAAAATAGAGGATCAGTCATTATTTAATGCCCTTCAGGGGGCAATACAACAATGTGATGATTTTCTTAATAGGCTAAATGATGATAAGGGTGATGAAGAGAATAGCGAAAGCTAATATCTTCAGTAACATTCCCTCAATAATGAGGGTTAATATAAAGGAGAAGCCAAATGGCTGATAAGAAAATTACGGCACTTACAGACCTTTCTACAGGTATTGCTGGTGCAGATTTGCTTCACGTTATCGATGATCCTTCTGGAACACCGATTAATAAGAAAGTTAGTGTAACTAACTTCATTAACAACCTTCCTTCTTTTATCGGGTTCTCAAACTCGTATGAAGATATTTCGGACGGTTCAACTACCGCGCTATCGGTTACGCATGCTCTGACTTTACTCCAGACTGCTGGTACTAATGCAACTACACTTGCTGATGGTACGGTAATCGGTCAGATCAAGATTATTATCCATGATACGGATGGCGGCTCGACTGAGTGTACTCCTGCTACTCCCGTTGGTTTCGTGGATATGGACTTTGTAACTGTTGGTGATACTGCTACTCTAATATGGAGTGGTGCCGCTTGGTATTGTCTTGCTTCGCACGCTGCAGCTGCCGATACTGGTGTATGTGAGATCGCATCCGACTAATAGTCGGTTTGCTGGTTATATGTGTTTGGTGGGGTTGTTTTGCCCCACCAAACCATATTTTAGGAGATTAATATGACTGAAATTCTTTCAGAAATTGTTGATAATAATTCTGATTCGAGTGTTTATACTAAGGTTGTAAATGCAATTAAACCAAAGAAAGAAGCTAAAATGTTGGAAGAGCAAATTAGAGATAGTTTACCAACTGAAGTAGAATCAAAGGAAGAAGAAAATGAAGAATTTTAAATCATTTATGTCAGAGCATCCTAGTTATGATGCATCAATGAATTTTTCGGCTGGTGGATTTGGTGATCCAATGGTTATCAAGAAGCTTAATGCTCTTATGGGCAAATTAACTGAAGGATCATGGACTGATGGCGAACCTGTTGTCAGGCAAATTCGTAGTTCTCTATCTAAAATTGGACTTACCTTTGATAACGTTCCTAACATGGCAGAAGAGTCAGGAAGTTTTTCAATGCCCCTTACATTGTATGGCGGCCGTTTTGGTAAATTGCCCGGCACGCCTATTGATGAATTCTTAAACGATGATGGTTTACAGGATCATGTTGAGGGCGGACTTTCATTAGAGATTTCGTATGGAATGACAGAGGATAATTGCTATCGGATTAATGCCAAAATTATGTAATGTATGAAAAAATAACAGTTGAAAATGTTATGATGTTTGCAATTAAACACTATGATAATCCACAATGTACCAGCGAAAAAGAATTTCATGATGATATTAAACGATTTAAGTATATTAAACGACTTTTGCGTAAATATAAAGAAACGGGGATACTTAAAGAAAGATTATTACTAAACCATATTATTATATTGAATAATTTGTTTGGCCCAGAGGCTTGCGTGACCTTGCTCTTGTTTAAGACACAAAAAGAGTATTGGGAAACACTCAAGTCTTTTTTATTATTCCTAAATATAATACGAGAAGATGAACTGCCACAAACATCAGAGAACCTTGAAGTTCTGAATATATTAAGGAAACTGTAATGGGAAGAGCAATTGATTTATTTGTTACATACCGATTTTTAAAATTGCTTGTCACGCCCTTTGAGAAACAGGATGCGTATAAACTTGGTATTATTGATAAAAATGGTAATCGTATTCTGCCTCCACCTGTTGCGGGTGTTATACAAACTAAACCCAAACCTCTTACCACAATAGAAGAACAATCTGCATATACTATTCTTCATAAATTAATTTTTAACATCAAGAAAATATTTGCAAAGGTGCCCGGGCTTAGAACCAAATTGGGAACATATGCTGCAGCGTTATATTTACTAAAGGATACATTTAAAGAATCTGTGGATGATCCAGATATGTTTGAAAAAGAATTTATGAAATATCTTCATGAGGAAGGATATGAAATTGATGACAGCATTTCTGAAGAAGTGATCGGGTTTGGTGAGGTTCTGCCCAAGGGAGAATATGCTTTAGTTCAAGATATCTTAAATAAAGAAGAAGAAGAGTTGTCTGCTAAGAAAAATGATAAGGTAGCGGTGTTTGATGATGTCGCTCCAGTAGATACAGTTCTTGGCGTGGAAATTTTTCCTGTTGTTCATCTAAAAACAAAGTCTGTAATATATGTTGGATTGGAAGATTTAAAATGAAACTTATATGGAAAGAAGTTTCTCCCTATAGTGGTAGGGAAATAGAAGAAGATGCTCCAGTAAATTCTGTTGCCGGCGGTGGTGTTGATATGTCTCCAGGTGTATTATATCAAAAAAAGAAAAAGCAAAGAGAATTAATGACGCGCGAGGGACAACGTATTGACGGCCGCACAAAATCATATCGGGAACACCGAAAGAAGTTAGAATCTGCACGAGCTCGCCGACAAGAGGCTCTTGCAAGTAAGAAGAGCGGGTTTGCAGAACAAATTCTTAAATCTATGAAAAAGCACAAAACATCATGTTAAGTATGTTCAAAATATACATATTAGTTGCGATTGTGGGATTGGTTGGAGGAGTTGTTTATGGTGGATATTACTATTATAAAGACACTCAAGCTCGTATTCAAACCCTTACCGAGAATAGTGTTAAATTAGAACAGGCAGCACAAACACAAAAAGAGACTATAGATATTCTTATTGCTGATGCAGAGAGATTTGCAAAACTAAATAGTGAATTACAAGAAAAGTTAGTAAATGCAAATAATTATAAGAATGAATTAATTGGTAAATTAAGAAATCATGACCTGACAAGATTAAGTCAACAGAGGCCTGGTTTAATAGAAAGAAGGATAAATGATGGTACTCAAGAATTGTTGGAAAGTTTCGAGTCTATTACTGCTGTCCCTGCTATTGAGTAGTTGTTCATCTTGGCCCAAACTTACTCAAGTTGAAGTTCAAACTGTAGAGATAGAAAGAAATATACCTCTACAAAATCGTCCACGACAATTAGATATGCTTTCTATTAAGTGGTATGTGGTAACACCAGAAAATTTTGAAGAATTTAAAAAGCGATTTGCAGATGAAAACGGGGATTTGGTTGGGTATGTTCTTAGTGTGAGAGACTATGAAACGCTTGCATTAAATATGGCCGAAATTAAACGATATATAGAACAACAAAAACAGATTATTATATATTATGAGAAAGCATTAAGTGAGAAAGAGGAGTAAAAGGAAAGTTGGTAATGAAAGCCGAAACTAACAAATTAAAAAAGGAGAAATAAAATGTACTTTGATTGGTTAGCAGATAGGTTTAGAGAAAAGACTAGTTGGACAGGAATTATTGTTACTGTTGCTGCTGGTGTTGTTATTCTTGGACTAATGCCTCTTACTGAAGTTTTTCTTTGGGGTGCGATAGCTTGGGGTGTTTATAGTTTTTGGAAAAAGGATTACTAGACTATGCCAGAGTTGGAAACAAAGGTCAAATTTCTTGAAGAAGAAATATATAATCTACAAACAAATTCTTCTAAGTGCTCATTAGGATTGACTTCATCAGTTAAAACGGATGTTGCACTTCTAAAAAAGGAGTTAGATAATCAAAAAAGAATATATGATAGATTAGATGTCGCAATTGAAAAGCTGACTGATGTTTCCAACTCTATTCATCGTATGCTTGCTGTACACGAAGAAAAAATCGCAAAACAAGAAGAAAAAATGATGCAGACAGAAATGGAAAGAGATAATCGTAGCACAGAATTTTCTAAACGAATAGATGCTCTTCATAACAGGCTTACGGATACCGTCAAAGAAATCATAGATTCGAATCTGAAACATCACAAAGATTTAAATAAAAGAATTGAATGTATAAATGACACTATCTCTTCCAGAGTTGGTGTGTTAGAAAAATGGCGTCATATTATCATTGGCGGCGCAATAGTGATTGGATTTGTATTAAATAAATTAATTTCATTTAGTCCTTGACTTTTCTACTAAAATAGTATATCATGTATATTATGAATTCGTATATTGATGTAAAATTTGTAAATCTTATATCCTCACAATTACAACAATTCAAAAAGAAAAACGACTTTCTTTGGAATTTTCGTTGTCCTTATTGTGGGGATTCACAGAAATCTCGCACGAAGGCTAGAGGGTTTATATATNGNAANAANAANGACNTNTTNTANAANTGTCATAATTGNGNNGNAGGAACNACTNTNGGNNANTTNATNNANNATNTAGACTCNAAAANTTANAAAGACTATATANTTGAACGATATAAAAAAGGGGTTAAGACAAATAACCCTGAGCCGGAGTTTAAATTCAATGTTCCTGTCTTTCGCAAAAAAGATATTTTTAAAAATCTCAAGTCGATTTCAGACTTGTCCACAGATCATCCAGCAAGAAAAATTATTGAAGAAAGACTTATACCATCAGAATCATTCTCTGATTTATATTTGTGCGAATCGTTTTACCAATTCACGAATACACTAATACCAAATAAGTTCCCTTCCTTGGATAGAGATCATCCAAGGTTGTTAATACCATTTAGAACAGAAGAAGGAGAAATATTTGCATATCAAGGAAGAGCGTTTGGAAACGAACAACCAAAGTATATAACGATCAAATTAAAAGATGAAAATAAAATTTTTGGGTTAGATAGAGTCACAAAAGATAAACACATATATGTGGTTGAAGGCCCATTTGATAGTTTGTTTTTAGATAATTGTATTGCGGTAGCTGGTGCAATTTTTGATAAGCCTCTTATGATTGGGGGAAGATTAATAGAGAATGGTCAGCTGACTATTATTTTTGATAATGAGCCAAGAAATAAAGAGATATGTAAAGGAATTGAAAAGACTATTGCGATGGGCCGGAATGTGTGTTTATGGCCTGAATATAATTCGCATAAAGATATTAATGATATGATTGTGGCGGGATATACCAAGCATGACATAGAAAATCAAATTAAACAATTTACCTTTTCTGGCGTAACTGCTAAATTAAGGTTTGCAACATGGAGAAAAACTAATGATTAATAATTACCTTCCAACATCATATCAAGAATTTATTCACCTTTCAAGATATTCAAGATGGTTACCAGAAGAAGAAAGGAGAGAAACTTGGAACGAAACTGTTGTAAGGTATTTTGATTTTTTTACTGAACATCTTAAAAACACATATGATTATAAAATATCTAAGCCTTTACGAGAGGAGTTAGAAGAGGCAGTATTAACAACCGCAATTATGCCTTCTATGCGTTGTCTTATGACTGCTGGTGAAGCGCTCAATCGTGAAAATATTGCTGGATATAATTGTTCTTATCTTGCCATTGATCGTGTCCAATCTTTTGATGAACTTCTTTATATTTTAATGAATGGCACGGGTGTAGGGTTTTCTGTGGAACGACAATATATTTCTCAGTTGCCAGTAATCGCTGAAGATTTTAATGAGACAGAAACAACAATTAGTGTTGCGGACAGCAAACTTGGTTGGGCGAGAGGATTTAAAGAGTTGGTTGGCATGCTTTATGTTGGACAAATTCCGCGCTGGGATTTATCCAAAGTTCGCCCAGCAGGAGCTCCATTAAAAACATTTGGCGGCCGGGCCAGCGGACCAGAGCCCCTGGAAACCTTATTCAATTTTACAGTTAATATGTTCAAAAATGCCTGTGGTCGTAAACTTTCTTCCATTGAGTGTCATGATATAGTATGTAAAATTGCTGAGATTGTGGTTGTTGGTGGCGTTCGGCGTTCTGCTTTAATCAGTTTATCCAATGTGTCTGATGATCGTATGAGAGCATCAAAACATGGTCAGTGGTGGATTGACAACCCTCAGAGAGCTCTTGCAAATATTTCTGCTTGTTATACAGAAAAGCCAGATATAGGTGTGTTTATGGATGAATGGAAAGCACTTTATGATTCCAAGTCTGGTGAGCGTGGTATTTTTAATCGTGTGAGTGCAGTCAAAATATCAGAAAAGTCTGGCAGACGGAATACAGAAGATTATGAATTTGGTACAAATCCGTGTTCTGAAATTATTCTGCGTAATCGTGAATTCTGTAATTTATCAGAAGTTGTAGTTCGTTCAACAGATACAAGAGAATCACTTCTAAAAAAGGTTCGCCTTGCCACAATCTTGGGAACTTTTCAATCTACACTTGTCAATTTTAAATATATCAGCTCAACTTGGAAAAGAAACTGTGAAGAAGAACGTCTTTTGGGTGTATCTCTTACAGGCATCATGGATTGTAATTTAACTAATGGTAATCAATACTTCAGAACTAATGGTAAAGAAGTAGAGTTTGATGGAACCCGCACTGATCTCCCAAGATTGCTAGAGGAGTTGAGAGAAGAATCAATAAAAACTAATGCAGAATTTGCGAAAAAGATAGGAATCAATCAAAGTGTCGCTTTAACGTGTATTAAACCCTCTGGGACGGTTAGCCAATTGGTTGATGCTGCATCTGGTATCCACGCAAGGCATAATCCTTACTATATTAGAACGGTGCGAGGAGATAAGAAAGACCCTCTTACAAAGATGATGAAGGACGCTGGATTTCCTGTGGAAGATGATATAATGAATCCAAGCCATACGGCAGTATTTTCGTTTCCCATGAAGGCTGATAAAGAATCCATTTTTCGTAATGATATGAGTGCGATTGAACAATTGGAATTGTGGTTAATTTACCAAAATCATTGGTGTGAGCACAAGCCTTCTGTAACAATTTCTGTCAAGGAAGAAGAATGGTTGGAGGTTGGAGCCTGGGTTTATAAACATTTTGACGTTATGAGTGGAGTTAGTTTTCTTCCGTTTTCAGAGCACGTATATAAACAAGCCCCCTATCAAGACATTAAAAAAGAAGAATATGAAAAACTTCTTAGTCTTATGCCGAAGAATGTTGATTGGTCTATATTGTCAGAATATGAAAAAACAGATATGACAACAGGAAGTCAAGAACTTGCTTGCACAGGTGGTGTATGTGAAGTAGTAGATTTGGTTCCATTAACTGGTATGAGAGAAATTGGTTTATAATGAAATTATTAATATGTATCTCCTGTGAAGCGGAGTTTCAATTAAAACATTTCATGGAAAAACGATTTTATATAATAAATTATTGCCCGTTTTGTGGCGAAGAGTTTTCTCAAGATGAAGAGTTTGAAGACAATATTGAATGGATAGAAGAGGAATATTATGATGATTAACATTTACCTAGCAGGCCCAATTGAAGACTGCAACGATAGTGAAATTAACGATTGGCGAAATAAAGTAAAAGGTAGTTTTCTTTCTGGCATTAAAGGCATTAATCCATATCGTGCCGAGGAAGTGAGTTGGCCAACTTCTGAAATCAAGAAACGTATCATTACTAAGAATTTTCTTGACGTTAAGAGGTGCGACGGCGTTCTCGCATGGTTGCCGGAATATATTAATAAGCGCCGGCCGTCCTATGGAACGGTAACTGAAATTGCGTGGGCATATTCATTTCAAAAACCAACATGGATTGTGAGTGATGATGAGCTTGTTCATTTTCATCCTGCATTTGATTACACTTCCATACTGTTTAGGAAAACGGAAGATGCGGTTGATCATATCAATATAATTTTTGGAGAATATCTATAATGGCGAACACTAAAACTATAACAATTGATAATGATCCTACAGGTGGAGTTTCTTCAGTGACTGTTGAACAACAAGCAATACCAGTTGATGAGGGATTAAATATTGGTGGAGTAAGTCTCAATACTGATTTGCCGTGGTATGGTGATGCATTTATAGTATTAGTGTTGGTGGCATTAATTTACACAGGCAAAAAGGTTATAGACAAGTTATTTGAAAAATCAAAAAAGAAATGAAACCACAATCACGCAAACAAAAAGGCCGAAAGTTTCAACAGTGGGTACGCGATCTTCTAATTGAGAAATTAGATATTCATCCAGAAGATATTGAGAGTCGTTCTATGGGTGCGGCTGGTGAGGATATTATGATGGCTCAGGTTGCCAGAAAAAAGTTTCCGTTTGCAATTGAATGCAAAAACCAAGAATCACTTAATGTGTGGAAGGCATATGAACAAGCAGAATTCAATTCTGGTGACTATGAACCTATTGTTTTTATTAAACGAAACAACCAAAAACCCTTAGTAGTGGTTGATGCAGATTATTTTGTGAGGATACATGACAAATTGGTGGATTGAACAATATAAACAATTTCATGTCGAATTGAACACAAGGTATCCCGGCAACAATTTGAAACCACAACTACACCATATTGTAGATTTAGTAAAGGATACCAAAGCTACAACTCTATTAGATTATGGTTGTGGTAAAGGACTTCAATATACGAAATGGAATCATCACGAAGAATTGGGTGTTATGCCTTCCCTTTATGATCCTGCTATTCCAGAATATGAAGAACTACCAGACGGGCCCTTTGATGGTGTATATTCTACAGATGTAATGGAACATATACCAAAGGAACATCTGCCAAAGGCCTTTGATAACATATTTTCTCGAGCAGAGAAATTTGTGTTCCTTGCAATATGTACTAAACCAGCACTCGCTGTTCTTCCAAATGGAGAAAACGCACATTGTACCGTTGAACCAATTGCTTTCTGGAGAATCATGGTAGAAAAATATGCACCAAAACGTGTATATACGCACATAAAAACTTATGGTAATTGTAACAATTACATTATTTTAAATGAAGACCTGTATCTAGAATGGTATTTGAATCAACTTTAAAATCAAAATACTAAATAATAGGACTTTGCGTATAAAAGTACTTGACAAAGCTTATTTTATGTGGTACAATATAAACACAAATTAAACATGGAACCTTAAAAATGAATATATATTTACATACAATTATTGCTATTTTACCTATGTTTGCGACTTATTTGATAGGGAAAAATTGGGGTAGAAAAATTTTGGTTGAAAATATAGTACACGAGCTTATATCTGCATTGGATAGAGACGGATTTATTAAAACTGTAAGAGATAAAGATGGTGAATTAGAATTGGTTCCCATTTCAGAAATTATTGCCAAAACTTTAAAAAGTTGTCAGAAACCCTTACAGAAGACCCCTTAAATTTTATGAATTACATATAGGAATTTTGAAATGAATAACGACGTATATTATCATGACCCCATAGCACATATGAGAATGCTTGAATTGGAAATAGAGATCATAAGATCAAGAATTCAAAAACACAATACAGGACATTTATACACCGCTATCAATGTGCTTGAAAATCGAATTGAAGAACTTGAAAAGCATATCAAGGATGCTCTTAAAGACGCACCCGGCATTCATAGTATTAGATTGGGAATTAAATAATGAGAGTTGAAGTTCGTAATAACAATGTAGATAAGGCTATTCGTATTTTAAAGAAGAAATTAGAAGATGATGGATTTTTTAATGAATTGAGAAAACGAGAATATTATATGTCCAAAGGAGAAAAACGCAGACTAACAAGGGCAGCTAGTAAACGTAGGATACAAAGAGAAAACAAAAAAAGAGTTGAAGAATTTGGATTTAAATGATCATGGCAAAACGTAAAATAATTGTTGAGACTGATAATAGTTCATGGCAAGCGCCTAAGAAACGAAAGAAGCGTAAACCCATGACTGAGGTTCAACGTCGAGCAGCTATAAAACGACTTGAAAAAGCAAGAGCGGCTCGAGCAAAGAAAAATTCTAATTATGGTCAGAAGGGGTTACATTCTACTTTACAAAATTTATCAAAAAATCATCCTTTGCATCCTGATAAAGTTAAAAAATGGATTAAAACACAGAAAGAGTTTGCATCGACAGAACGTCAAGCTGTCCGTCAAAAAATAAAAGGTTCTAAATCAAAATTAGTAAACCACGAATCTTATATTCGTTCTATGAATCAATATTTGAAAGATGGAGATTGGACAGATAGGTTTTTTGGAGAACATCAGGAAAAGAAAATTTCATATCGTTCTGTTGCATTAAGTTATTATTGGCATGGGTCCAAAAAAGGAGAAGTAAAACGAAATGTTAATGTATATTATCCTGATATGGGTTGTGTATATACACAAGAAATGTTAGAGGAAGATAGGGAAATGGAAAATGTCAGAAGAAAATAAGACACAAAGCGCTGAAGTAATTCAAGGCCCATGGAAAAAATCTAGCAATGTTAAAAGAAAAATAAAGCTGGCTGACGATGCTATTCAATTACAAGAAAATATTGATTTTGTTAATAATCTTACACAGACAGTAATAGTACAGATGATTCACACCATAAGAGAGAATGAAATTAATGTAGAAAAAGATTCTTTTGTACGGAATATGAGTTTTATAATAGAAATGGTTCGAGCAGCCCTATTAAAAGAAAAGTCATTAAATACTAATATGACTAAAATAATGGATATTTTATTTGAAACAATATTCAATTCTGGTGGTAATATTGATGATCTTAAATTAATCATAGATGAAATAAGAGAAGATAATGATGATGACCCAGAAGTGTCATGAATCATATAGTAATGAAGAAGGAATAGTAAAATTATTTTAGTTGATATGAGTCAAATCATGATGGCAAACGTCATGATGCAAATGTATATATCTAAAGAAACAGAACCAGATGAAAAAATGGTTCGGTATATGATACTTAATTCTTTACGGATGTATCGCTCGCGTTTTATATCAGAATTTGGTGAATTGGTTTTGTGTTATGACTCCAAGCATTATTGGAGACGTGACTATTTTCCACAATATAAATACAATAGAAGAAAGACTAGAGAAGCTTCTTCTCAAGATTGGGACGCCATTTTTGATTGTCTTAATATTATTAAGGAAGAAATTAAAGATAATATGCCTTACAAGTTTTTAGAGGTGTATGGTGCAGAAGCTGACGATATTATTGCTACACTTTGCTCTGAATATAATGAAGAAATTATAATATTATCTGGTGATAAAGATTTTATCCAATTACAAAAATTCCCAAACGTTAAACAGTATAGTCCTATCACCAAAAAAATGGTGAATGGCGCTAATCCTGTTGGACATCTCAAAGAACATGTTTTCAGGGGCGATTCTAGTGATGGGATTCCTAATGTTCTTTCACCGGACAATACATTTATTGATGGCTTGCGTCAACATCCATTGCGTAAGAATAAAATTAATTCGTGGATGGAACATGATTTTAATGATGTTGCTCCAAATGATGAAGTTAAGAGAAATTATCAACGAAACCAAAAATTGATTGATCTTACATATATTCCTTCTGGACTTTCAGATGAAATATTGGAAACATATCGTTCTTCTTCACACGGGGATCGTAGCAAATTACTAAACTATTTTATACAAAAGAGACTTAAAAATCTTACCGAATTGATAAACGAATTTTAAAGGAGAACTTCAATGGCTTATACTAATTATACACCACTATTTTCAGAAATTTTACTAAACTTAGGTAAAATCAAATCAAAGAAAGATAAGGTTTCATATTTGAGACAAAATAACTCGGAATCTCTTAGACAAATAATAAAATCTTCTTTTGATCCTAAGATTATATGGGCTCTACCTTATGGTGACGTTCCATATGTTCAAAATGAAGCCCCCGAAGGAACGGAACATACTGTTTTATCCTTTGAAGTAAGAAAGCTTTATCATTTTATTGTGGGTGGGAATGCCTCTCTACCACAAAACAAACGTGAAATGATGTTTGTACAGATGTTAGAAGGTCTTCATAAGAATGAAGCAGCCGTTCTTGTTGCGGCAAAAGACAAGAAGTTGCATCAAGTCTACAAGGGACTTTCTGCTCCCGTAGTAAAGGAAGCGTTTAACTGGAATGATGATTATATGATTAATGATGAAAACCGTGTTATTTATCCTCAACTGCCCGGCCCCGCCAACGGATGATTGTCAATTTTTTTTGAAAATCGTTTGAAATCAAGGACTTAGAGGTGACGATTTTCCTTGACAAACCCTACTGAATGTGGTATACTATAAACATGATGAAAAAGAAAGAGACTCTCACACCATACGCTAACAAGACCGAGGCCAT